GGCCCTTTGAGCAAACTTATCTATGCTCTTTCTATTCAATCCGAACTATCTTTAGAGCATCAGATTTCAAGTGTCAATATTCTTAAGGAACTAACACACCAAGCACTAGAAAAACAATTTTAATGACACCATTTGATTTCCTAAATTCAATCAATGAGAAGAAGTCTTATTTGTTCGATGATATTCGGGCAGATAATTCTGGTGAAGCATCTGATCTAGATTCAGTAGATCGCAAGTATCCACCCTTTATGGTGAATCGTGGTTTATCTTATTTTGTCGATACAGTAATGTTGGCGAATGAGATGAACCAACGATTCGAACTTGCAAAGAAGATGCAATATGATTTCTTATATCACGGTGTGAGAAAGAAGCGTAGATTCTCAAAATGGGTGAAGAAACCAAAAGATAGCAAAGATATCGAACTTATTAAAGAAGCTTATTGTTATAGTCGAGAAAGAGCTGAAGAGGTTTATGATCTTATCGATATTAAGCAACTGAGAAAGGATATGGATAAAGGAGGAACAAAATAATTATGTCAGTTAAATTAATATCAGTATCTAAGCCCGCTGTAGAGGGTGTTGAAAATGCAGAAGACCTTGTAGCATATTGTGCTCGAGTCTCTAATCCATCGAATCAGATGAATACAGAGACAGCACCAAAACTATTGAGGTATCTGATTAAACATAAACATTGGTCACCCCTAGAGATGGTGTCAATGACATTGGAATTAAAAACAAGTCGAGCAATCGCAGCTCAAATTCTACGTCATAGATCATTCTCTTTTCAAGAGTTCAGCCAACGTTATAGTGAATCAACTACTCTAACGCCTATTGAATATCGAAAACAGGGTAAGACAAATCGTCAAGTTGGAGATGAGCCATTTGAATTGAAACACACCAATGAGTTTCTGATTAACTCCATTATGGAAAAGAATTTAGAACTCTATAATGATTTAATTAATGAAGGTGTAGCAAAGGAATGCGCACGAATGGTTCTTCCACTTTGTACTGAAACTACAATGTATATGGCAGGCACTTTACGTTCTTGGGTTCATTATATTGATCTAAGAACACAACAAGACACACAAAAAGAACATAGGATTATTGCTGAAGGCTGTAGGTATATCTTTATTGAACAATTCCCTGTTGTCGCTGAAGCATTAGAATGGAAATAATGAAACTATTAAAGTTTGAAGCAAGTTGGTGTGGCCCATGCAAAGCTATGGATCATATCTTGGATTTAATGGAACTTAACATGGAGGTTGAGAAAATCAATATCGATCATAATGTTCAACTAGCGCAGGATAATGATATCAAATCTGTCCCTACTGTAATTCTGATTGATGATAAAGGAAAGGAAGTAGATAGACTCATAGGACTAAAGACCTTTTATGAATTAAAAGAATTTGTGAAAAATTAAATTTTTATAAATAATAGTATGAATGAAGATACTATTATAAAATGGACACCTGATGATATGTTAGAGGTTCTACTATCAGAACCCGATGACTTTCTTAAAATTAAGGAAACATTAACACGAATTGGTGTTTCATCAAAGAGAGAATATAATACACTCTATCAGAGCTGTCATATATTGCATAAACAAGGGAGATATTTCATCGTACACTTTAAAGAGCTTTTCTTACTTGATGGTAAGCCTTCGAACTTTACATTAGATGATATGTGTAGACGAAACACAATAAGCACATTACTATCTGATTGGGGATTACTTGACATTGTAGATGCTTCCAGAGCAGAAGATAAAACCAGTCTAAGAAGCATTAAAATTATATCACATAGAGATAAGCGCGAATGGAATTTAGAATCAAAATATTCCATCGGTAATGTTAAAGGTGTATAAATAAAATTTTAAGATCACACGTTGTGATCTTGAATGAGATGCCTTCGGGGTCTCACAACACATAACCTGCCTAATAGGAGGAACAAATAAATGACAAAAGCAACATATCAATGGCCAGGCTCAACTTGGTCAGTAGGTCTCGATTCTATTTTTGATAGACTCGAAAAACAAAGCACACAACCATCTGGTTATCCACCTCACAATGTAGTGAGGCATGATGATGACCAATTCGAAATTGCAATTGCTGTTGCAGGTTTCGGTGAGAAAGATCTTACAGTTGAACAAGATCAGAATATTCTCACTATCGCATCTAAAGATGTTGATCTAAATGGTGATAAAGAATATATCCATAAGGGTATTGCTACACGTAAATTCGATAAGAAGTTCACACTTGGTGAATATATCGAAGTGAAAGAAGTGGCTCTTGTAGACGGTATTCTCTCGGTATATCTTGAAAAGAATATCCCAGAAGAGAAGAAACCAAAGAGCTTCTCTATCAATTCAAAGCCAGAATTCTTGGCTGAATAACCCTATTGGTCTTTCCCTCTTTCGCCTATGAAGTAAAGGGGATTTTTATATAAATAGATACATGAGTAAAAGTATATCGATATCTAATCCAGATCAATTAGTATCATTGATTGTTGAGCCTAATGCAGGTCCGAAAATTGGAGGTACATTGAACCTTTCTATTTTTACTAGCGCAAGCTATATAGATGTTTCTAATAATGATATTGAAGACTTCGGCACATTACCTGGAAATTTAGAAACATTTAATTGCTCAAAAAACAAAATATCGAATATTCCTTCAACATTTAGTGTTTCTGATAAGCTTCTTAATATTGATCTTCACGAAAATTCGCTAACTGAACTTGACATCGAAAGAATATTATCGTCGTTTGTTGGAATTGGTGATGTTACCGGTACATCGCCGCAACCCGTAATAGATATATCTAAATTTGGTAATGCTGTACCTAACGCAACTGGTCTTGGATATATTACAACTTTGCGAAATTTCGGTTGGAATGTAAAATATAATCCTGGAGAATATGTTTTATCGACTGATGCCGTAAGTGTTTCAGAAGGTCAATCAATTACTATTTCACTAGATAGAACTATCAGCGAAATCGCAGATGGAACAATAGTTCCTTATACCATAACGGGTATTCAAGCCGATGACATTGCAGAGTCTCTTACTGGGAATTTTACAGTCAACAATAATACTGCATCTCTTACTTTTAATATCGAAAGCGATATTGGTGTAGATAAGTATGCAGAAGGTGAAACATTTACTATGACTCTCGATAGCCCGAATGCAGTTACCTCAATCGATATACCAATTGTTGATACTACTCCTGAACCATATGCATTAACTGCTACTGCTTCAGAGACTGAGGGACAAAGTTTCAATATCACTATCAGTACTACAGTCGGAACTACGGTCTCAGATGGAACAACTGTTCCTTATACTATAACTGGTATTCAAGCAAATGACATCACTGAGGCGCTTACTGGAAACTTTACTCTTACAAGTAACACTGATACAATTACAATTAATCTTGAAGCTAACTCTCCGATTGACGAGAACGAGACAATGACAATTAAGTTGGATGATTATCCTACTTCTGCATCAATCAGAATATTTGATATTTAGCACCGCACTTTGTGGTTTACATACCGTACATAGTATGGTATAATTATATTTATGATTTTGAACGGATTCTATACAAGTGTCGATCGTTTTGGCAACAGTTTATTATACCGAGGCTATGGAGCCAATGGTAACAAGATTTTTCAGCGGATTAAATATAAGCCGACTCTTTATATTCCTTCAAAAAAGGTAGATACCGCATGGAAAGCACTTGACGGTACACCAGTTGAGGCTATGCATTTTGATACAATGCGCGAAGCTAAAGAGTTTGAGACAACATACGCAGATGTTCCAAGCTTTAAGGTATATGGTAACAACCGACATATTCCAGCATTTATCCAAAGCCAATTTCCAAACGAAATCCAGTACTCTCGTTCTCTTGTAGATATAGCTTCAATCGATATTGAAACATCTTATGGTGACGGTTTTCCCGAGGTCGATAATCCAGTTAATGAGATTCTTACAATTGCGTATAAAAGTTCAAAGGATGATACGTATCGAGTATGGGGAATAAAGCCATATGATGCTACAAAGACGGAACTCAATGGAGTCAATATCGATTATCGTCAATATACCGCTGAGTCATCAATGCTCGAAGCGTTTATTAACTTTTGGGCAAAGGAAGAAAATATTCCTGATGTCATTACTGGTTGGAATACACGGTTTTTCGATATACCATATATGGTATCTCGTATGGCCTTTTTGCTCGGTGAAGAAAAGGTAAAAGAGTTATCTCCATGGAAAAAGATCGATCGTAGAGAGATTAATATCCAAGGTCGTAAGCAAGTTGCATTTGATATTGTTGGTATTCAGCACCTTGACTATATGGAACTCTTTAAAAAGTTTGCATATACGTATGGCAATCAAGAATCTTATTCTTTGAATCATATCGCAAGTGTAGTACTTGGAGAAAAGAAACTTGACTATTCTGAGGTTGGTACACTTCGTGATTTATATGATGCAGACTTTCAAATGTTTGTTGACTACAACATTAAAGACGTTGAACTCATCGAACGTATGGAAGAAAAGCTTGGTCTTATTACATTGGTATTGACTATGGCGTACCTCGGTGGTGTGAATTATACTGATACGCTTGGCACAACCGCGATATGGGACTCTATTATTTTCCGCAGGCTAGCACGATCTCGAATTGCGGTTCTTCCCCAAAAAGATTCTGAGACAGCATCGTATCCAGGCGGGTATGTTAAAGATCCTCATGTAGGTATGCACGATTGGGTAATGTCGTTCGATTTAAATTCGCTTTATCCAAATTTGATTGTGCAATATAATATGTCTCCTGAAACATTAGTTGATTCTACTTCTGATGCTGATTGTGCACAAGCTTCGAATGGTGCTAGGTTTACTAAAGAGAAAAAAGGTATTGTTCCTGAAATTGTTGAGGAACTATATAGCAAACGTGTTACAATTAAACAAGAGATGTTAGACGCAAAACGTAAGCTTGAGGGTATATCAAAGGATAAAAAGCATGAGCGTCATCAAATGACCTCACAGGTTGCCCGTCTTGAGACTCTACAGACCGCGATTAAGATTCTTCTTAATTCTCTTTATGGTGCTATGGGTAATAAGTACTTTCGTTACTTCGATCTTCGCATTGCTGCTGGAATTACCCTTACTGGACAAGAAGTGATTAAGCATGCAGAGAAAAGCGTTAATGAATTTCTCAATGAATTCATCGGTAATGATAAAGATCGAGTAGTTGCTATGGATACTGACTCAGTTTATATCGGTGTAAAAGATGTAGTTGATAAGTTTAAGCCAAAAAAACCTATTGCATTCCTCGATGAATTTGGTTCTAAAGCAATTGAACCTATGTTAGCAAAAGCCTTTGACAAGTTTGCGCAAGATACAAACGCATATAGTAATCGTATGGTTATGAAGCGAGAAGCAATTGCTGATCGTGGTATTTGGACAGCAAAGAAACGTTACATACTCAATGTACATAACAACGAAGGTGTTCAATATGCTGAACCGAAGATCAAGATCATGGGTCTCGAGTCTATTAAGTCCTCTACACCTCAAGCGTGTCGCACTGCTATAAACGAGATGTTTAAAATCAT